TAAGGGCGGGACGAAAGCACGTTCACGTATTTTCGATGACGATGCTGTATTTGTTAGCCGAATTGGTGGACAAATGGGCACAGAAGGCGTTCCAGATTTCTCTACACTCTCAATCTTTGCTTATGAAGATATGACAGTTGAAACAGAAGATGATACATGGAATCGCCGTGTTCGCGGTCGCGTTGTAGATGATTCGGCAGTAGTTCTTACGGCTCCCTTGTCTGGATACCTCCTCACAGATGTTTGGGATTAAGTAGGATGGGTTGAGTAAACCCGACCCCACGGGCTGATAGGGGTTATTCCTTATCAGTCTTTTTTTTAGCATGGCACAAGCATCATATATCTCAACGGCTGAATTGATAGAATCGTTTGATTCTCGGATGGTATATCAACTGGTATCCTATGATGGCACGCCAGAAACGGATCTAACAACCAATGCCGCCGCGTTAAATGCTATTGAAAAGGCATCGGCTGAAGTAGAGTCGTATGCCCTACGCGGCGGCTTATATTCTGCCGAGAACCTATCTGATTTGAAGGCGGCTGATGATTGGTCACTTAAAACTTTAACAGCAACACTGACACTTAAATGGCTATTTAGAGGAAAAACGGGCAATGTCCCGCCCGACATGGCGGCTATGATAGCGGAAGCAACTCAGTTGTTAGAGGATTTGCGGGAGGGAAAACGTGTATTCAATTTAGGTACAACCCATTCGGCAGGAAAAGCCAGTGTTCATATTGTGTCATCAACCGTTCGCGGCAATCTTAATATGCCATCGGATTCACAATACTTCCCACAGCGCATAACGAGGAAGTATTAGTGACAACCATCAATCTCACAACTAGCGAAGTAAAAAATCTATTGCCAGATTTGCTTGCAAAGCGTATACGCGGACATTTAAGAAAACGGTCAGTTGCATCTATTTTGGTTGACCAAGCCAAAACCCGTATCCGCAAGGGTGGTGATAGCGAAATAAAATATCCCGAACTGTGGGGGAAAACAAGTCGGATTGGTTTCCGCAAGGATGGCAAGCCATTAAGAGATACAGGCAATCTAATGAATATGCTCAGTGTTAATACACAAAAAGTAGGGGACGGGGTATCTTGGACACTTATAGACGGTACGGGATATGGCGTGAAACACCAAGAAGGTTTTATTAACAAGGGACCGATTGCCATACCACTAACCAGAAAAGCGGCTCGGCTTATCCCGTCTGAATCACCGCACGATATAGCATATCTTGATTCACTTGGTCTTGAAGAAGCACCAAATGAAGAAGCGGCACGAAATCCGCGTACTGGCAATCTAAAATACGATTACTATGTTTTGGAGGGTGACCGCGAGGTTCCTGCCCGACCGATTGCAAATATGCCGCCGGAAAATATAAAAAAAATTGTCGCACATATTAAAAAATTGATAAGAGGATTGATGTAATGGCATTAGCATTTGAAGTACACGGACCAACACAAGTTTTATTTGACAATTCTGCTGGTGCGGCATCCCCCGCAAATGTATTGGGGTATTCGGATAATAACGATCTCATAAGTTTAGAGTTGGAATATCCGTCAGAACCAATATACACAACCCGTTCTGGTAGTATTCCAGAAGCATACATACATTTAGGTGTGGTAGGGCGACTAACAGTGACACTGGCTAAATGGGATAAAGAATTCATAACAGACATTTCACACGCATTGCCCGGTAGTGCAACTGCGGAAAGTGATGTTGGGACCATCGGCGGTATTAAAGATGATGGAAATGGCAATTTTTCAATGAAAATCTTAAGCGCAGCATCTACACACCATTACACCATGAAAAATTGTTATCTGGATGGTTCCATTCGCCGATTAGATTTTGGAAACAAGCCAAGCCGTATCGGTTTGAATATAATTTGTTTGCCATACGAAAGTACGCCGGGAACACTAGGCGCAGCCGATTCAGTATATGAAGTATCACGGTAACATAAACAGGAGGTTATATGCCAGAAATTACAATAGACAATGATAGTCACGTTTACAAAATTACAGTTAAGAAAAAAGGGGCAATCTATATTGATGGATTTGAGTTGGTATCTTTTTGTTCAGAACTTGAGGGTGTTCTGGAAGGCAAAGAACCAACCCCAAAGGATACAGCAAATGCTGTGCGAGAAATTGCATGGAGCGAAGATTGTAATATCGAGGAACTTACAAATCACGAATTATTTGCGGCAGGCACAAAAGCCCTCATGGAAATTAAAAAATTGGGAAACTTATGAAACTCCACGCGAACTTTGCCGCCTTGTATGGGTGGTGTCCGAGCATACGCGGATTGTCGCGTGGAGAGATTGAACTAGGACTATTAGCAAATATGACGAATGTAAATGCGCGACAAAATCTAGGAATGGCACAGGCAATCGGCGCGGCATTTTCTGGCGAGGTATTTGCAGACATGGCTGAAGTCGCAGGAGTACCAGAACGAGTGGTAAACCGTATACGTATGCAGGCAGTACAAGACAAAATGCAAGGACAAAACTAATGGCGATTACACAAACAGGATCAAACGGATTGTTTACTCGGCTTGGCAAGTTATTCAAGATTGTTGAAAGAGTACAAACGCACCAAACAGACGGTTCTGCGGGGCTAGCGGCTGAAATAGAAGATGTGCTAGATGAATATAATGTCGCAGATATGAAATATGCAGACGATTTTGTTGATAAAACAGTCTATTGGCAACTTAATGCGGCAAATGTGTATACGGCTATTTCTTTAATTGCAAAACAGACAGTAATAGGCATGGCAAACGATGATACAACATTAAACAAGCCAACACTCTTAAACGCACTTAACGAACTAATTGACCAAATGGGTACATCGTATGATGTAAAGGGCAACGTATTTGGGATTACTGGTGATGACGATGGCGGTCAGGCTATGTCATCGGGAACGGGCAATGGAAAATATATTACAAGCCTCCTCAATAACAAAGGCGTTGCATTACAAAACCTTCGCGTTGACAAAAGCAAATTGGTATGTATTAAAGATGCACAGGTAGCAGGAACCGCCGGGCGGGAAACATTTGTTTCGATAGGCGAAGCAAGTCAGGTGGACATACGCCATGCCGATTTTCCCGGCGGTTACGGACAAAACAATGTGATCAGCGTTAGTGACCCATCGTATTCTAATCAGTCGGCAATAGGTCGCAACTCATTAAACAATAGTGATTTTGAAGATTTTTCCACTACTAATACACCAGATAAGTGGACGATAGTGACGGGTTCTGTAGGTTCTAACATTTTGGAAGAAGGGACGATTGTACATCGCGGCGACAAATCATTGCAAATCTTGGGTGACATTCCCGGCACATTGACTCATATTAGCCAATCGTTTAATACTGCCGGACAATCAACCGTAAAACTTCGACCCGAAACCCGATATTGTGTTTCTTTTTGGACCCATCGAGAATCTGCGGCTTCCTCCGGCGTTATTAGATTTTCTGTGAAGGATGGTAGTGCAAACATACTAGACAGTAGCAACGCGGCATTGGCTGTAACCGTATCAGGCGATTCGGCTGATACTTGGGTACACCATTCATTTACATTTTCATCGCCTGCGGTACTTCCTGCATCTGCGGCTTTTCATATTGAATTAACGACCGCAATCCCTTCAACATCTAATGTATATGTAGATGGCGTACAATTATTCAGGATGGGTAATCTTGCAGGTTCGTCTAGTCCTTACATTGCAATAATTCCCGGCTCTACAGATTTTATTGTGGATGACGAGGCATCCTTATCCGTTACACAATCTACAACAGGAAAAATGCAATCTTTTTGCAATCAATTCTTGGGTTTAGAGAGTCTTGGCTTGCAGTTACCCTTTCAAACAGACGGTTCTGAAACTGCCGCAGACTCATTGATAGCATAATGTCATGGCAACTACCACACAAAGACAGGTCTACATAAATATCCTAAGCACCTTGCATGCATCGGCAGATGCCGATGCAATCTCTGTACATAAAGATTACATTTATTTGACACCAATTCCTGTTTATTCTCAATCGGACGATAAACTTATACAACTTATTCCGGGTACGCCGACCATAGAAACAGATATTGCGGGTATTGGTTATGCAGAGGAGGATTTTCGCGTTGCGGTTTGGGCGAGATGCTTTTTAGATCAGATAAATCGCTCAACCGAAAAGGTAACAAATGCTACCTATGGTGTAATGGCAACAATGAACGAAGTCCGGCAATCGTTAATACAATCTACTGCGGGTGGTGTATTAACAACTCCGATATTATGGGTTAATGGTTCGCATCCAGTTGAATCCGAAGATGCTGTAGGGTGGGTATATTATGAAGATACATACCGTATGGGTTTTGAAATAACATGGGGATAAAACAAAATGGCTAAAGATTTAGGCAATCTAAACTTAAACGTATCGGCTGATAAAAAATCATTCGGCGATGCGGGTAAAGAACTTGGCAAAGGAGCAGGGAATCAGGGTGGCGGTGTTGCGAGTGGACTACAGGGTGTTATTGGTGGTTTTTCGCGTGGCGGTGTTGCGGGTGGTGCGCAAGCAGGGATGAAGATGGCGGGGATGTTAAAATTAGCGGCGGGTGTTGGCGTTGCCGTTGCGGGTTTTGCACTTCTTAAAATGAGCATAAACAAAGTGGTGCGCTCAATAAAGTCAATGGTAAAAGAAATAGAATCGACAGTTCACGGCTTGTCGAGATATAATGCAGAAATGGCTTTGTCTGCGGCTAAATCCCATGTGCGGGGATTGCAACGCAAGATGGCATCGGGCGAACGAGTATCGGGTTTGCTAGCCGGAGCAATGGAAAGCATAGAGAATATCAAAGATGCGTACCAACCCGTGAAAGATGCGTGGTCGGGCATTAAGGCATCGGCAGTAATTATGCTTGAGCCAATTATAGTTGAATTAGCGGGAATGTTAAAGTGGTTAACCGTGAAGATATTAGAACTGATAATATGGCTTCAAGAAAAGGGCGTAACTCCGAGCCGCGTTTATGCAAAGGCATCTTGGCTTGCGTTGATGATATCCGGTGGGCTGTTAGGGTCCTCTGGTATGGTGAAGGCAGGGAAAGGTCTTTTATTTGCAGACCGACCCCTTACCGAAGGTGAGAAGGAACTAATTAAACTGTTGGAAGCATTGAAAAAAGAGGTTCAGGATGCCAAAGAAACATTACACACTGGCGAATTGAATCAATATCTTGGTCAGGTAGGTGTTCATCTTTCGGGTGAAACGTGGGACCCGTGGAAGGGAAATAAGTAATGGGAGTTGGCTACGCAATAACATACAATGGCTTTGGGCATAACGGCGAAACGAACTACAAGTGGAAACACATTAAAATAGAAAACTATCAAAGCGTGCCACTATTTTCTGAGGACGATCAAACTCACTGGACTACACACCATACCATCTCTGGTACTGCTCTGTTAGATGTTGAAACCAATATCGAAACCTCTATTGCCAACGCACAAACCAAGTTGTCAAAAGTGGGAAGAAACTTGGTTATTAGTGTGGACGGTCAAAACATTGTTAACGTGGGCAATAATGATTTTAGTAAAGACAGTGGAATTGCAAGTACCGACACAACCTTTGATGGAAAATCTGATTCGGCGGGTTATCCGCGTGCCACTTTTGACATTAACAAATTTTACGGTTCTTCCAATGCCGTCATAAGTTTTACAATTACGTGGCATGAATCTAAGATAGACA